GCATTAGTTTGAATACCACATCTTTCGTAAGCCTCTTCTACGATATCATCAATCGATAAATCAAACGATGTAGTTCCAGATGTAGCCATATTACCATACCCTCAAATTTCTAGAATACTCCTTTAAATTTAGTTCCTTTGATAGCGCATCCGCCACCTTTCATTTTATTCTGTTTTCCTCTTAATATTTTAAAGTCTTCTCCAGAAATCTTTCCGTCTTTATTTACATCTAGTTTTTTACGACCTCCAGTAAGACCTCCCATTTTTTTCTGTTCTACAACTTTAGTAGGATTGGTAGGATCTGTAATTTGACTCATTACAGAAGAAGTATCCTTCTTTTTACCGTCAAAAAGTTTTTTAGCAGCTAATGCTCCTAAAGCTCCCATTGCTAATGCTCCCATAAAATATTTTTTTGGTTTTTGTTTCATTTGTCCTCCATGTTTCTTTTTATCAGGTTCTGGTTTTGGCGCTGGGGGAGTAATAGGTACTACAGACTTATAGTCTTTTGCTTTACCTTTATAAACTTTTCCAAAAGCTCCTCCTACATCTCCATGTGATAAACCACCTTTTTTCATTCCAGGTAATTTAACAGGAATAAAATATTCGTCGTCGCCGAATTTTTTAACTCCTTTTTTCTTCATGCTTTTTTCATAAGCTCTGTCTCTCAATTTTTTCATTTCTTCTTTTAAATCTTTAGGCATTATTTTTTCCCCTGGCTTCTTTTAATAGCTTTAGCTGTTGGAGCGCCTTTCGTTCCAGGCTTTCTCATTTTTTCTCCACTACCTACTGCAATTCGTTTTTTCTTTTGTTGGATATTATACCAAAGACCTTTTTTAGCCATGGTTCCTTTTTTTGTTTTGTGATAGCCTTTCATCATTATTTATTCTCCTTCTTACAATTACAGTCGTGGCTACATTTACAAGGAATAATTCTAAACAATTTACAAATTATCCATTTAACTGCATTAAGTAATGCGCAAGCTATTTTTTTTATTATTTCCATATTGTTTTATCCTTTTTACGGTTATAAATCTTTTTTGAAGATACCACTTTTGGCTTAAATCGTCTAGTCCGTAGTGTTTTTGCTATTGGATTGCTTTTTTTGTTCAACTCTTCCATCTTTACTTCTCCTTTTATCTGGCCATATACATTGTATAGTAGTTTTACCTGTATCTGACCAGATTACTATATCATGACCATAAGGTCTGGTATGCACCCAATGTTTTTGATAAGTGGATAATGTAATTAGGTGGTCTGTTTCTCTAGGCATATTTTATTATTTCCGCATTGAACTATTTTAAATCCATAATGAACTAATGCATTAGAAATTAAATCCATGTTATATTTAGTATAATCATCAAATACAAATCTAGATTTTAGTCTAGATCTGTTAGCAAACCATACTGCTTCGGTTATTACATCTTTAGTCATATGAGGACCGTCAAAATGTACAAAATCATATACATCAGGCATCGTTGCAAAACAGTTCATATAGTCTGTGTCTTTCATATGGAATAATGTGAAATTATTATATTCGGCCATATCTTTTAATAATTGAGTTCTCATTTCCTCTGTATAGTCACAGGTGTACGCGCCTGTATGGTCGTAATGTTGATAGTTTAAATTACCATAAGGATCGATGCCTATATGTTTATTAGGTTTTAAATTATCTAAAATAATTTTAGAACCGAGTCCTTCTCTGACTCCTATTTCACAACTTAGTATGTATTCTTTATTGTCCTTGGGTAACTCTTTTGCCCATTTTTCTAGTAGATCGTAATCGGAGCTGTCTCCTCTTATCATTGTTCCCTTTTCTAGCACCCCTTAGTTTGCCTTCAATTTCTTTCGGAAGTTGTGCTCTTGATATTACCATGGTTTATACTTTGTTTTATCATTTTCTTTAAATGCATGCAAGGATTGATTTCTATTATCGCTACCATTCCATGAAACATGAACCCAGCCACTATCAGGCTCTCCATTTTTATAAAATTCTAAAATTAATTGATCGTACTCTAAATTATCTTTAATCCATTGTGCTAGTTCTTTATTGTCAACACCTACTACTTCTATATCTGCCGCTTTACCTTCAATATGCTGTGAATGAATACTAGAACCAATAGCAAGACACAGTTCTGCAGATCGATATCCAGAGGATATAAGAACAGGAGAATCAAAATGAGAACGAATGGGTTGTAATATATTTATGCACAACGCTTTAAGATTATCGATTTGAGTAGGAGAAGGATTATTAGGTATACCTTTTCTTTCAGCTGTTTGTGATTTAACTAGTTCACTTAACTGAAAGTTTGCTGATAGTTTCATTATGGTTTAGCTTATTACATTTACAATCTTTTAACAATAGACAAAAGTCTTTATATACCCAGTAAATGCAGTTTCTCATAGTTTTAATTTAGATAATTGTTCTGCAATATTATCAAAATAGTTAGGACGTTTTTCTTCTTTAGTAACACAACTAGTTAGTAGTAATACGCAAAAAATAATAATAATCCAGATAATGGGTATATTGTATTTTGGATTTACGTTTAGTTTCATTTTGGTTTCTTTTTGTTACATACATAAAGTTTACGCCAGATTTTATTTTCCATGCGACTAAAAAATGTTAAAAGTTTTTTTAAGATCCATTTTTTCATGGTGTCCTCCTTTAAATGTTTTTAGTAGGTATCTGTATATGAGCTAATGTTTTTCCAGCATTGACCCCTGTTTTAATAGTATATCCAGAACCATTTTTATTAATGTCTACTTCTTTTCTTGTCTTTAATAATAATTTTTCTTTAGATTCTTTTTCTTTTTGTTCGTAATTTTTTGCCACTAGATCTTTTAATCTATTTTCATAAACATGATATCCGCCCGAAACATCTCTTAATCCAGTTTCTCTGTCTAAAAATTTATAATCTATTTTTACAACATTAAAATCTTTTTGTATTTTTTTACAAATAGTTTCAGCATCAAATTCACCGCAACTATATACATCAAATTGCATTAATGCTGGAGAAGGCTCATCCCAAACATGCATAACAATATGAGATGTTTCTATAATAGTCGCTCCTGTAATACCTCTATTACCCGGTACGTCATGGTATACAACATAAGGACCCATTAATACTTTCATATTAATAAAGTCGATAAAATTATGTAACCACTCTGTTAAATGAGGAACTTCCATAGGAGGATTAACTGCCTCCGCTCTAACAATTAAATGTTTATGTACTAAAATTTGCTGATTCATTCTGCACTAACATTTCCAACGTCTACGAGCTTGTCGTAGTCTAGAGTTAGGGTCTTTTGCAGCTTTAGGAAACATCTTCATTTGACCAGCGCTTCTGGCACAAAATGATTTTCTTCTCGCTGCCCGTTTAGGACCAGGGTTACTTTCTGTTACTGCAGTTTTAAGTTTAGATCCTGGATTCATTCTTCTGTAAGCTTGGACGCCAGCTTGTGTCATACCGGCGCCAGCTTTAGTAGAACGAAAATTTTTTTTATTACGAGGAGGCATACCACCGTCTTTTAAAAGAATCGGACTTGTTCCTTTTGATTGTATGCCTACTCTACTCATTTAAACTCCTAAACTGTTAAGTTTGGTCCTGAGTATTTATCAGTCAATAAAGTATAAGCTGTAACTTTAGTTTTTGTTTTACAGAAAATACCTTTTGGAAATAAAATACCATCTTCAGGAAATGAAAAGTTAACTACATCTCCACTTGGGACATCGCCAATGAATAAAGTGGCTCCTGTATTTGAAGTAGTAGATAACTCTAATAAACCTGCTCCTGTTCCATCTGATGCAATAATAATTCCTCTCAATCTTATAGGTTGAGCAATTATTGCAGTAGCTCCTGCAGCAGCATCGGATCTAGTAGCTTGTATATCACTTTTATAACTCATTTTAACTCCTTAGTTAGGAGCTCCCGAAGGAGCTCCATAAATTATTTATTAAGATACAACTGCGCCACTGTTAGAAACAATAACCCAACCAATTGTACTAGCCCAAACTAAACACACTGTGTCATTCACATCAGCAAAAGCCATGCTAGTTCCGTTAGCAAAAGTAGTTGGAGTAACTGTTGCAGTTCCACCGCCGTCAACAACCATAGTAATGATTTTCATTTGACCGACAGTTGTACCATTTGCTAAAGTTACTGCAGCAGCACCTGCGGCTGTAGTTAATTCTGTTACTAAATTAGTTACATCAGCAGCACCCGCACCAGATAAAGCTTGTACTCCACCTGTGATAGTTTTTCCGTAAGATGCATTTGTTGTAATAGCACCTGTTGTTGTATTTTTTGTAATTGATTCAAAACCATTTTCCGATCGGACTGGTCCTGAGAAAGTAGTATTTGCCATAAATATATTCTCCTAGTTTGTATGATACAGTCTCTAGGCCGTCGACTATACGCGTCTGTATCAAATTTGTTTTTGTATAGTTTTGGTATCTTACATAAAAAAAGGGGCGAAGTAAACTCCGCCCCTTAATTGGTGAGGTGTAATTAAATATTACGCAGCACCTGGAGAACCGAAGATTCCTCTAGGGTCAGAGAAGCCGAAGCTGTATCTTTCTCTAGCTTTAAATCTCATGTTTCCAGTGTCAAAATCACCTTCCATTGCAGTTCTTAATGGAGCTCTCACGAAATGTTTAAGACCATTAGGTGCATCAGTCATGATGAAGAACGCATCAGTGTCAGTCAAGAAATGGTTGACTCTGTATCCTTCAGGAATCATGCCCATATTCTTCATTGCATTGATATCGTTATCAGCAGTACCAACTCTTAAAGGTGACTTTAAGATTCTCTCAGCAGTAAATTGTAATTCTTTTGGAATAATCAATTTTCTACCTTGAGTAGCGATTTTTAGTCCTCTTTCATCAACGAAAGCCGCAATATCAATTAACGACTGTTCTAATGATGTTTCAGATAAGTCCGCAGGTGTTGCTAACTCGTTTCTAAATGTTCCACCGCTTACTAATGGGTGATCCGTAGCTAATAAAGCTTTACCGTCTCCTCCATTTGCAACGTCAAAACCATTGTTCAAAACCGCAGCAGCTTTCACTTGTTTAGTGTTAGCCATTGATCTTGCCAATGCTTTAGTGTAACGAGCAGCTAATCTGTCATACAGGTTATCTTCGATAGCTTCTTCAGTAACTGCAAATGCTAATGCAATAGTTTCATGCGTATATCTCGCAGTGAAAGCTTCTTTTGCATCGTCAAAAGTTACCGCAGCACCTTCGTTTTTAGTTGGTGCGCCACCGAAACCTGATAACATAACTTCTTCTTCAAACGCTCTGTCTGAAGATTCAGTCATAAAGATTTCTGCGTGTTCGTTTTCGTATCTGTCATACTCCAGGCCGAATAAAGCATTCAAACCCGGCTCTAGTTCTTTAACTAGTTGTGCTCTTGAAATAGCCATAGTTATACTCCTTTATTCTATACCGTTAGTCCAACAACTCCACCTTTGTATTGGTGAGCGTTGATTCGGACAAGTACGTTTACGTTTGATGTTGTTTGATCACTGTTGTCAGGGTCTTGAGAGATGTCAATAGCCTGTAATACAAAAGTAGACGAAGAGTCTCCAGTTGATACATCTAAAACTTCTCTAGATTGTCCTGATGCAGTGTCGCCAGTTGTCGCAACGACTGAATAGTTTGCGAAAAGATTAGCATTTGGAAAAGATTCATCTGCTTTTATTTCGTAAACAACATTCGGATCGTCGATTACGTTAGCGATAATGTCATTAGCACTAACGGTACCTGGATAATAGTTTTTCCAAGTAGGCTTTTGAGTTGTCGGATCTGTATAGAATACTCCGTTAAAAACTCCAACAACAGGGTTCGTACCAGCAGCAGCTCTAACGATAGTTCCGTTAGTAGAAGCAGCTACAAGGTCTCCTTGGAATATTGCAGTGTTATAGTTCTTCAATATTCTGTATCTGTTTTGTGAGTTATTAAACGGTGTTCCTCCTAACATTCGAGCAGGTCTCAAGCCAAAGTTACCACTTTGATTTGCCATAGTTTTTACTCCTTGTTATAAGTTTAAGTTTAATAACCCTTAAATGGTATTCACTAAAAAATTACTTTTTAGATCCACCACCGAAGGTTACTCGAGATGACCTTTCAATATTGATCGGCATCTCAGGTCGTTGCTCCTTCATTAAATCATGATCAACCGCGTCCATTTGTCCTTTGGTCTTACTTCTAAAGTAATCCTTGCGCGATTCCACAATTTCTTCTGGTATCCTAGCCAACAATAGGCCACCAACCCCAACTACGCCTTCGTGTTTTCCTTCTGCCATAACAGGATAATCATTAGGACCAATTTGTTGTTCTAACTCATCGGCTCTAACAAGTTCCCATCCTTCTCTGAGTTTTTTAGACATATTTGCTGTGTCTTGAAAACCCATCGTTTCGGCTCTCAACCAACGGTGTACAAAACCTGCTGGTGGCGGAGGCGCGTCTAGACTTGATGGTGGAGTCCAGGGCTTTTTTCTAATTTCTTTAGCTCTAAGCTCTGACTCGCGCGAAACTTTCTTTATTTTTTCACTCATATGTGTTCTCCTTTAATTTTTTACGTATTTCGCGTATTCTTCAGGTGGCACCCCTAATCTTTTAGCGATTACCAACTGTGACTTGGTGAGTTTCACAGTCCTGCGTCCATTTTGGTTTCTAACAGCAGAAGCAACAACTTGGACGGGTTTTTCTTGCTTCTGAACATTCTCAACAACAGGTTGTTGAGCATTAGCAAACTTATTAGGAAAATATTCTCCTAATCGTTTATCTAATTCATTATAATACTCATCACTGTCTCCCGCAATACCCTCACTTTTGATTTGCTTGTCTATTTCTAGAGCAGCACTTGTCATAATAGAGTCTTGCATAAACCAGTCATTCTTCTCTGCCCAAGCTCTTGCTTTAGGGGAAGCCTGTATTTCAGGTATTTCTGGTTCAACAGGTTGAGATTTGATTCTTTCTGCTTCTTGTTCTCGCATGTATTTAGTATTTGCTAATCTTTCATTTTCAATACTTAATTGAACAAGTCTTTGATTAGCTTTAGCGATTGCAGCAGAATCTTGATTTTCGATTGCTGATTGCAGTTCTCTAGATGCATCAGCTGTATCGGTTTTAATTCTAGATTCAAATTCTTTTAGATAATTTTCTTCTAGTTTTGGAAAACGTTTTTCCAAATCTTCCATTTTACTTTGAAGACCTTTAGCATATTGGAGTGCAGCTTTTTCTCTTCTTTGAGCTTCCCTCCAATTTTTTGTTAACTCTCCAATTCTAGTTTGAACATTATCAGAATATTTTTTTAGATCCTGTTTAGGTTGTTCAGAAGTTTCTTCTTTTTTATCTTCTGCAACTTCTATATCTACTTTATCATCCTTGTGTTCATTTACAGCAGTTCCATCTGGTGTAACTTCATACTTAGGTATGACAGGTTCTTTTGATTCTTGTTTTTTATCTTCTACTTGTACTTCTTGCTCTTCTACTCCTGAAGTATCAAGTTCTACTTCACTGGTATCTAAACCATATTTATCTTTAACCATTTGTTAGCTCCTTAATATGCGTGCAGTATATCCTCAGGATTACTGATCGTTGCGATGATTTCATCATCGTTTAAAATACGCACTTCACCGCCTTCAATTTTAAAACGGCTTCCTGCATATCTTCCAAATATAATCCAATCACCTTCTTTACACCAAGGCTTATCATTAAATTTATCTTTGTCTTGATAGCAAAGCGGACCCATTTTTAAAACCAAACCACAGACAGTTGTCATTTGAATTCGTTCATGCGTTTGATCCGCATAAATAATTCCTGCTTTAGTTTTCTTGGGACCAGAGTATGGAAGAACTAAAATTCTCCATCCAGTAGGTTGTGGAAGTTTTTCTATAAGTTTTTTATCAATGGAATTGGAATCGAGATAGAGTTTCTCTACTTCTTCCTTAGATTTATAAGCATTGAGGAGACCTCCATTATTAGTCTCCAGCGCCTTCGGCGTTATTATTGTCATTTAGCTCCTGTTTCTTGAACAAGTCCGTTAGGTCTTGTCGCAGATCTGTTAGTGATCTGATTTGTCCTATTATATATTGATAAGTGTCCCAATTGTCAACACCAATAGTCACTTTCTCCTTCAAAAGATTTAATCTTTCGTCAATGAGTTTCTTTTTGATTCGTTGTACTGTATCGTAATCCATTATTTACGTTTAATTAAATCTGTAGCTTTCAAACCGTACACGCTCGCAATTACTCCTACGAATATGGTTTGATACCAGAATGGAAGATCGGAAAAATACTTGAAGAAAAGCTGCATTTTATTAATAATCTCCGGATCATCTGAGAACACTGCCCAAGATAATAATGCTATTGGCGCCGAAAGTAACAGTAAAATGAATTCGTCTTTCCAATCCGATTGCCTTGCTTCTAGTAGTTTACCTTGATACTCAGCCTCACCACTAGCCATTTTTTGTGCATGTAGCATTTGAGCATCGGACATTAACATTTTAGTTTTTTGGCGGTTCTGATAGATATGTGAACCAGCTTTAAATGCCATACCTATCAGATTTAACCAAGCCATAATTAATTATTTGTCGAATGATTGTTTAACATCTTCAGACCAATCTTTCCAAAACTTGTTTACATTG